TGGGGCGACTTGATGTGGGCTGAACCACTACAGCCAGTAAAAGGTAAGTTCGTATTCAAGCCCAACACTGTAACATATGCGGTCCCTGTAAACAGTGATTTAGGAAAACTCATTTCAGGAACAAATGGTGGTGTAGCAGTTCATCAATATTTCGCTGATATAAGTTCAACTCCTGTACCCTGGGACGGACGAGGATTAAAGAGTAATAAGCAAGTAGTTATTCTTACCCCTAACATGGGTATCGATTTCTCACTATCTGCACCTAAAAATGAAGTTGCTAAAGTCAATAAAGCATTGGCCAAGAATGGCAAGTTAGATGAATTTTTAGATGGATTAGACGGTGTAGGACGTAGTGCATTGATGAAGTATTTGGCTCACACTGCCACTAAGCAAACTAATCTACCGCTTGGCCAATGGCTGTCAACCAACGTCAGCGGAAAGCAATACAAGTATCTGATTGGTGACAATGATGGATACTTGATTCAGCACAAGAAAGAACTAGACGCATTGATAGAGTTGTACTTCGCTATCGCTAATCTCAAGAACAATCTAACAATTCAACTCGAACAGCAAGTTAAGGGGCTAGAGCAGTCAATTAACAATCAGCAGGGCGGCGAGGGATTTGTATTCAATACTCCAAATGGCCTAGTAAAACTAGTCAATCGCGGTGGCTTCAGCGCCGCCCATTTTGGCAAGAAAAAATAACCCAAATCCGGGTTTTTTGCGCACAGGCATAAATACATTCAGAGACCGAGCGTCTCACAACTTAAAGGAAAACATACTATGGCACAATTTACAAGAGTTAACGGTGACTTTCAACAAGTAATGAACTATGATTCACCAGCATACACAAACGAAGGTTCAACTTCAGCAGTTGATTCTGCTGTAACCGTACAGCCTCAAGGTCCAAAACTTGAGTTCTTCACCATCACAGGTAACGGTTCACAAGTAGCAGACAACATCAATGCAGTATTCCAAACTGTTCAGCAGTTAGCAACAGTTTATATGTACGAATACACCGATGCAACTGACGACACACTAGCAATTGCTGTGTATCCAGTTGGTGCATGGACAGACGTAACACTTGACGCAGCATTGTCAAATGCATGGTCATCTGCTAACGTTGCTGTATCTACATCTGCAACTTTCACTAACTAATATTAGCGAAAGCATAAATTAAAAACCCGGGATTTATTCCCGGGTTTTTTATTGGTATTAAATATATTCATGTCACATCGCATTTGTTGCTACACACTATTTGATATCACGCAGACAGGAGTATTAAATCGTTCTAAGCCTCAAACAGCCGATGTGGCCAATTGGTTGCATAGAAGAAATACACAATGCAATTTTGATACGATATTACAAGTCATATCACTGCGTTCACAGCCTGAGGTCGTAAAAGTCCCTCATATTGTGGAAGTCAGTTCTGAAATGTTTGGGGAATCGTATAAAGACAAAGTTTATCAATGCTGGAAATTCGAATTTGAAGTTCAGCATTCTAGTGTTTTTGAAGATAGCATAAAGCCCTTAGGGGCGTTATATCGTGATTGTGAGGGTGTCCCCATGATTATCTGCGAGGGTCAGTATACTAATACTCCTGCATTCTTAGACACAACAACTGAATTAAAAAACATACATTTTGAGGTAATATAATGACTGTTGAAGTCAACAATAAATTCGATAAGTTCTTACAACGTGAATTGACGGAAGCGTTAACAGACGTTATAGTGCTTGCCGATAAAGATGGTACATATGAATTATTTGGGAAATATACCATTTATCCATTAAAAAATGGGTATTTCAAAGTACGTGTGCTTGAAACTGAAAAAACACATCACTTTTCCAAAGTCAGAAACGCAGTTACTTGGTGCACATTTGACCACATTCAAAAGTCATATGAAGCAAACAGAATCAAAGAGTTGGACTCAAGACTGTCTAGCATAGAAGTCGATATTGCTGTGCATCAGCGCATGGCCAGTCTGACTAACGATATCAATAACAAGTGGATTTACATCAACAAGTATAAAGAAGATATACTCAAGAAAAGAATGATGGTCAATGAGTTGAATTCTCATATAAATACATCAAAGACGATTCAGGCCCAAAAGTTCACCAAAACAAAAGGGCCCAGTTTCAAACAAATGAGATAAATACATAATCACAACGGAAGATTACCCCTATGAAACTAACTGATTTAGACAACAAAAACTATGCTTCTAAAGCATTAGCAGAGAACTTTGAAATGAAGTTCGATACTAGCAAATTGGACAAGATGAAGACCGTAACACTTCTTCAGCAAGTTCACGGACTCATTAAAGAGTCGAGAAATTCTAGTGATTTCCACAAGAATCAAAACAGCCCTGCATATCTAAAGTTAGTATTCATGGCTGAAGCACTTACTCAGCACTATAACGAATTAAAGAGCCGTCCATCTGCTCGTATCGTTCTAGAAAACGAAGAAGTCGAGAAGTCACAAGTTGTTCTTGCCGCACAAGACATGGTTGATTCAATTCAAAAGATGCTAGAAGACGTTGGCCAGATGCAAGTTAAAGAACTGCCTGCATTGGTCTCAAGCATCGAAAGTGAAATCGGTGTTCAAGAAAGTGAATCATACAATGACCAAGCATCAGCACAACTAGATGCATTGAGCGCAACACTTAAAGATGCATTCGCAGGTATGAAGGCTGCATTGGGCACAATCACTGGTCAGAACCCAGCACCGTTCGCACCAAGCGCAGAAGAACCTGCTGATGAACTTCCACCAGTCGATGACGAAGAAGAACTCGACATGGGTGACGAAATGGAATTAGATTTACCTGAGCCAGAAGAAGAGCCAGATATGGCTGGTGTAGTAGGCAGAGCAAAAAGGTAAGATAATGCGTCTTTATGAGTTTGACCGTGATTTAGACAGTGCAAAAATTACTAAGATTGTTGCACTGACTAATCAACTCAAAAATGACTTGGACAGTGGTGAAATCGGAGAAGGTTTCACCACTGATGTCTTATTAGACTATTTCCGTAAATACGATGTTGTATTGGACAAAACAGACCTATACAACATGATTAAAGTTCCACCACTCAATACTATTATCTCAAACATTCAAGGTGACAAAGTAGTATTCAAGGGTCAAGCATCGGATAATGAAGCGCCTGAAGATGAGAATAAAAAAGTCATTGCACAAATGGCTAAGAAAGCACAAAAATAATCCGTTCTCATTGACATTTAATAGTAATATTTGTATACTACTAGTAGGGTAGGATAAATATTTGAATGATTACTATTTCAGAAACAGCACATAATAAAATCAAAAATCATCTAGAAAAGCGTGGCACTGGTTTGGGCGTCAGAGTATCGGTCAAAAAGACTGGCTGTTCTGGGTACTCATATGTATTAGATTATGTAGATGCACCCAACGATTCTGATATTGTATACGAACAAAACGGGTACAATCTATACATAGATAATAAATCAGAAGTTTATCTGAAGGGCATGAATATCGATTATAAGAAAGAGGGTCTTAACGAAACTTTCGTGTTCGATAATCCTAACGCTGAAGAATATTGTGGCTGTGGCGAAAGTTTTACAGTAAGGTCAATATAATGGCCTTAACTAATAAATTCAATTACGTAGAATTAAAAAAGCAATCTGTTGATGGTTCAAGAAAATATCTGACACCCGATGGATATGCAGTTCCTAGCGTCACTACTATTCTAGACGCAACTAAATCAGAAGAAAGCAAGAAAGCACTGCAAGACTGGCGCAATCGTGTGGGGCACGTAAAAGCACAAGCAATTACTGCTGAAGCCGCAGGCCGCGGAACAAGAATGCACAAGTGGCTTGAGAATTATATCAAGACTGGAGAGACTGGCGAACCTGGCACTAATCCATACAGTCTACAGTCACACAAGATGGCTCAGTCAATCATTACTAAAGGACTAGTCAAGTGCGATGAATATTGGGGCACAGAAGTATCATTATACTTCCCTCAAGTCTATGCAGGTACTACTGACTTAGTGGGCGTGCATGATGGTGACGAGGCTATCATGGACCATAAGCAGACTAACAAGCCCAAGAAGCGTGAATGGATTGACGATTATTTCATTCAAACTGCCGCATATGCAACAGCACATAATGAAGTCTGGGGAACTAATATACGCAAAGGCGTCATTTTCATGTGTTCAGCAGACAATGAATATCAGGAATTCATCATTGAGGGCCTAGAGTTCGACAAGTACGTAAATAAGTGGTTCGAGAGACTAGAACAATACTACTCTAAATTCGTTTAACTGTTTAGGGTCCTCAAAGCATAAATAAGTATAATCAAAGGTAAGATTATATTTATGGCAATTTTACAAATATCAAAAATTCAGCATCGCTCAGGTAACTTAGTAGACCTTCCGCAGTTAGATGAAGCAGAGTTCGGTTGGGCTTCTGACGAAAAACGTCTATTCATTGGTAAAACAACTCCCAACGAAAATATCGAAGTTCTTACCGGCTATTCTCAGATTAGTTACAGTCAACTTGACGGTAGTGTTGGTAACTTAAATATTAATCCACTTACTGCACAAAATGGTCAAGTATTGACTTTTGACGGTACTAATTGGGTCAATCGCGGTGGTCAGTCCGGTGGACTAATCAATTTAGGTGATGTGTCTAACGTCAAATTAACTGGTGGCTCAATTGGTTATGTTCTTGAGACTGATGGACTAGGTAATCTTGCGTGGACACCTAAATCAGCAGTCAGTTCATATATTGAAAACATTACGCAGGCTAGCCCCGGCGTAGTGACTACTGCACAAGATAACTACTTTACTAACGGCGCCGAAATCACAATCACAAACGTTCCAGGCATGACACAGTTAAATGGAGGAACATACTTTGTTGACGTATTGACTGCTAACACATTCGCGCTTTATGCTGATTCTGCATTAACTACCCCAGTCGATACTCAGGGAAGCAATGGTTTCTCAGAGTTTGCGTATACAAGCGTTACTGAAACTGGATTATCAGCCATTACTGTAGGTGATGCATCGTTATTTTCTTTAAATCAACCAGTGCAATTCGTTGGTGATTTAGAGCAGACTAATCTAGAAAACAACGTAACATATTACATCAAAACTATTACATTACCAGACCAAGTAACAGTTTCAACAGAATTATTACCAAATGGTGTAGCAGGCAACACGGTATCCTTGACACCTGACGCAAGTTTAACTGCATCTATGTATGCAACAGGCGGAAGAGCGATTGCATCAATAGGTAGTACTACTGGTACTGCGGCCGCCGGTTCACAATACTCTATTCAGTTCAACAGCACTAACGTCTTAGCAGGCGATGCTGACTTCTCTTATAACTTTGTATCTAAGTTGATGACATTGAACGGCAATGCTAACGTTGGTAACTTGAACGCAACTGGTATATCAACTGCTACTCGTTTCATCAGTAACGTTGCAACTGGAACTACTCCGTTCCAAGTCAATTCTACTACACGTGTAGCGAACTTGAACGTTGCAACTGCTGGAGTGGCCGACACTGCTGGAACCGTAACAACTAATGCACAACCAAACATCACTAGCGTTGGTACATTAACTAGCCTACAATTTTCTAATAATAACACTGCATTCAGTGTAGGTAATACCGTAGGAAATATAACATTAACTAACACCAGTGGTTTGAGAACACGATTCATTTTCTCAGATGGAACCGGTCAAGTGGCAATTGCTGGTGCAGGTGGAGTATTAGAGTTTTATACGGGCAGTCAGATAGACACTGCTAATGTCAAAGCAACTATGAATTCCGATGGCAACCTAACGATAGGTGGCTCAGGTGGCACACAAAAATTAGTTGTAGTCGGTAATGCAAGCATTACAAGTAACGTTATTTCAGGTAATGTATATGCTAATAGTGGTACCGTCGGCGCCGCAACCTTATTAAGCAGTAACTTGACAACTGGCGCAAACACAACTGCAGGAACAATTACAGGCAATTGGACATTGACTGCAGGCTCAAGATTACAAGCGACATACGCTGACTTGGCAGAATATTATAGAGCAGATAAGCAGTATGAACCAGGCACAATATTAGAGTTTGGTGGCGAATACGAAGTCACGCTAGCAGATGACGAAACTAACAGAGTTGCAGGTGTTGTCACAACAAACCCTGCATACGTCATGAACACTAATTGCCCAGGCGAAGCAGTAGCAATCGCATTACAAGGTCGTGTACCATGTAAAGTTCGCGGAAACATTCGTAAGGGTGATATGCTAGTAAGTGGTGGCGGCGGATACGCAAGACCAACATTTAGCCCTAAGATGGGCACAGTCATCGGTAAAGCACTAGAAAATTATTCTGGCTCAGACGGCATCATTGAAGTTGCAGTAGGGAGATTATAATATGGCACTTCCTCCAGTACCAGAAGGTTATGATAGTTGGAATGATTACATCGAGACGGAAGCACCTGCATTAGCACTTGCTCAGGGTCTCACACTACAAGAAGCAAAAGCAAGTTTGAAGTTATTGTACGTCAGTGAACCTATTCGTAGCGCAGTAGGAGAACCCTACTATAGAGAATACAACGTATTCACTACATGGGCTGATAGAGCGTTGTTACCCGACGAGGGAAGACCATGGAAATTAGCCCCTTAAGATAAATACTTTATACGCTCTCATGGGGAGAGTTTATGCGGAACCCAACCGCGTAGCGACTAGAACTCGCTAATTTCAAAGGAGAAACAAAATGGGTAGACCACTAAAAATCGCAAAAGCGCAGGCTGTCATCACATTGACTGCAACTAACGCATCAACAGACGTAGTAACAACATCAGCAAATTTAAATACACTAGGTATTATCGCTGGTATGCCATTCATTCCAGCAAGCAACATCGGTGGATTAGTCGCAGGTACAACATACTGGATACTAAAAGTATTGACTGCAACTACTTTCACTGTTTCAGCAACACCATTGAATGCAAACCCAACATCTACACCAGTTAACCTCTCAGGTACAACTGGTCAAACTGTAGCGGCAACTGTTGCTCCAGTTGACTTATACTTCAACAACCCAAATGGTTCAGCAAACACTTACTCAGTAGTAGGTGGTAACACTGCAATTATCGGCAATCAAGTATCTGTCGCAGTAGCATTCGGTGTAGCAGGCGTAGGTACAGTTATCGCTCTCAGCAATAGTCCAAACCTAGATGGCGTTGGTACAGACTTTGCAAACACACTATCAGATGGTGACGTTATCACAACTGACCAAGGTGTATTCTTAGGTGTAATCGATGATATTGCAAACGCTAACGCAACATTTGCAACATTCGCAGCCAATGCAGCCGCTAACGTAAATGGCGTTCCATTTGTAAAGGCAACACCAGAAGATGGTTATATTGTTCGTCAGAAGGGCAAGTCAAAGTATCTCGTCAAGGGTACGTCAACTGGTATCACTGGTGCTGTATACACAATCGACGCCGCAAAAGCAGACTTACTACCAAACACTTGCAGTATGACAGCAACTTTTGCTAATGCCGCAACTGCATACGTATTGAGTCTAAGCGACCACAATGCTGAATTGTATAACTCAGATACAGGCAACACACCAGTAGAAGGTAACTTAGTTCTAGCAAATGCAACTCCAGTGTACGCATCATTCAACACTGCCGCAGCCGCAAATGCCGCAAACGGACAACCTTACCCAATCGTAACTATCACTGGAGCATAATTAAATGGCCAGCCCAGTTAACGTGCAACGAACCCTTAAGCAGACTGAGACTGATATCGCAGTCCTACAGATTCAATTTAAGAACTTAGATGAAAAAGTCGATGAACTTAAAGTAGACATGAAGGATATGCGTGTGGAGATTCAAGACCAAACCAGCAGTACTCATGCACTGATTAAAGGTTTTCAACATACCAATGTGAATGCACACAACGAAATGGCAAAGAAAATTTCTGCTCTAGAAAAGTGGAGATGGATGCTAATGGGTGCAGGCGTAGTCATCGGTGCTTTAGGATGGCCGGCATTATCAAAAATATTGGGAATGTAACATGATAATAGGGGCTTCGGCCCCTATTATTTTATCAACGATTGTAATTTTTCAGTTACAATATCTATGTTGACAGTACTAAACAATCCAGGATGCAACGGCTTAGGGTATGACCCTTCTGTTACCCAAGCATATCCAATATGTTCGTTGTTTAATACAGGAATGAATTCATCTTTTACTTCACAGAAGAATGTATGATATGTGAAGTTACCATTAGTGAATTTCTGAATAGGAATCAACTTCAAGTGGTTCTCGAAGAAACTCATTTCTTCTTCACACTCTCTTGCGATACCCTCTAATATCGTCTCGCCCTTCTCAATGCCGCCACCGGGTATGCTCCATGTGGGGCTTTGTTTATCTGCTCTTAATAGATATAGAAATCTTTTAGTTGAAGAACTGTAAAAGAATACGCCGGCTGCTTGCTTTGCCATAAATTAAATTACGATGCTATAATCGCCTTCATTATACCAACCTTCATAACTCTTCATCCATACACCTTCACTTGGCACATAGCGATATTGTAAGTTAGTTGTGATGTTAGTTACAAACTCTACAGTCGTACTAGCACTAGCATCAAATGATACGACCCACTCAGCCCCATTATATTCGATGATGTCGTTTGCGTTAGCAACTAGATTGCCCCACGAAACAGTAGTTGTACCATCACTTCCAATATTTTCTACGATGAGATAACGTTTGCCTGGAGTTGGTCCAGGCAATCCTGCATTAGGACCAACCATTAATGGATTGATAACACTATCTACTGGGTCTAATGTGTTTTGTGGTAATGTATCTGGGTCGATGTTATAGATTAAGAATCTATCGTCTAGTGGGTCAGGCACGATAGTACCTACGATATCGTCTTCCATATATGGATTTTGTAGCCAAATCTGACTGACACCTGGCTTTACTGCGCCATATACGTTCAACAAACTTGACCAGTACAAATCAGTAGACGGACTTTCTGGGATATCTAAGTTTGTGTTAGGTGGATTAAATGCTGAATCGTTAGGCAACAACTGTAATCTATTGCCTACCAACAACAGTTTATATCCGTATGGAGAAATCTTTTGCCGAGTACCTAATAATAAATCCTCGTCCTGTACATCTTGATATGCAGTACCTTGATAGATACTTGCAATGATTTTTTGAATGATGCCCATCTTTTTGAGTTTAGCACTTGTGCTTAACCAGATAGGCATATAGAATTTCCAAGTCAGTACATCAATAGGATTGCCTGTGCCCATAGGAATGCTACGACTGCTAAATGTCAATCCGTCTTGATATACTACACTCAATGAAGTCCAATCAACAAAGTTATCAGTAGATTGAATTTCTAGTGATGGATTAAACAATGTACCTAATTGTTCAATAATTTGTAGTTTCTGATTATAGTTTGTAGTCCAAAAGTCTACAGTAATACGCAATGTATAAGGTACTGGCATCAATCGTTCAATAGTAAACGCTTGACCTTGTGTAGTTTCATATGACTGTGTATCTTGATTATATGCACGTTGACGAACATTAATCTTATCTACGAATGTAGGTTCCTGTGTTCTTCGCTGGTCGTATTCTAATCCACTGATGTAATAAGTAAACATCGGAGCAGATGGTAAGTTACTTGCACTGTTGTTAGCGATGATTGTACTTGCTTGTCTGCTAGCGTCACCATACATGATTGGCACTCGAACTAGAATATCATTTCCATTCGGGTCTTTACCTTTAGTGACGTACCAGTTGCTAAAAATCTTAGCGAACTGAATCAAAAAACGTCTAACTTGATTGTCGTAAAAAAATTGTGCCATTTAATTATACTTCTGGTGGTAATACGTCAGGTGAAATCTGCAACATAGACGATAATGGTTGCGCTTGTGGGACGAATTCGTCTTTGTTATTTAGATAGATTTGCTGTTCGTTATTAATAAATCCAGAACGCAATGATTTATCATCAGCATCCAGACCTGTTGCAGTTCTGACATTCTTAGAAATTCTTACCCAAACAACACCATCCCAACGGAACAATACTTGCGGAGCATAGTCGATACGTAAGAAGTAATCGCCTACTTGAGGATTTTGCGGGAACGCAATGCCTGCACCAGTTGGTTCTCCGTTAGGTGCACTGCCATCGCCTGTCAAGTAACCTGTAGCATAACCAAATGACCTTGGTGTTGCACGTGCGATATACTGGAATCGTGGGTCACAGTCAGCACGATAGTCCATCTGTTGGGTAATTGTTCCAGTGAATCCAGTCTGTGTAGGGTCTTGGTCTGCTGTAGCATATGTGTTGTCAGCAGTACCATATGGTCCTGTAATAATACCTAAACTCTGTACCGCTAATACCTTTGTACTTTCTACCGAACCAGAGCCGCCTTCGGTTCTTACTGGTGCTTCTTCAACTACGCTAAGACTTGCTTGCACGAACTTGTCAATCTTGTCTGATATGTCCATATCAGCAGTCATGTCCCAAATGCTCTTCAATGCGTCTTTGCTTACTTTGATTCCCACGCTAGGATTCTTGTATTTAGGGTCACGCATCATTACTACTGAACCTTGTACTGTGCTAGAACTATTATTTGCGCTAGTGACAAGATTGATAGGTGGTGCAGGCTGATTTAGTTTATTTGAAAGAACACCATTCTTTTCATATTCACCGTATGTAGGTACAATATACAACTTGCTTGTATCGTAACCTGACTTAGGTACGAGGCGTTTCGCTTCTTCAAGTTGTGCATTATTGATTGCAATGTTCTTGTTGTATGTTGACAAGATATCTGCAAGACTGCCACCTTCGACAGGCTTCCAGTATTCAGCATTCGGCGGAGTTACTCCTGCTGGTACTTCTTTGATAGATTCATATGTCTTATCACCAAATGTAATTGTGTAACCAGGCGGATAAGTCTTTCCGGCTTCCCAGTTACCAAGATAGTTATCTTGATTGACTGGCTCTTTTAAGATGTCATCGAACTCTTGGCTGTTGACAAGTGGCTCACACTTGATACGCCATAGATGAGGGTACCAAGTTGGGCTGAAACCCTCACTAGCAAAGTTAGTATCAGTGATTTGATAAAATCTTTTCAGTGCAGTTGGAATTGTTTCATTTAATGGATTATAATCTAGTAAGTGAGGTAATTCAATTACGTCACCTACCATTAATTTTCTACCAATAAGGTCAATCATATCATTGTAATGTACTACAATAAAAATGATATCGTTATTCAAGAACAGACCAAATTGACTTAAATCGAAGTCTAAGTTCTGTACGTTATATTGACCACGTAATCTATAGATGTTCTTGTCGTATACTCTATCTCTATTCTCCAAGAATAATAAATCTTGAATGTTAGTAGGTGATAGTACATCATATTGTGGCTGAGTTGCGTCTGTTGAAGGGCCTGAATTAGCAGGGCCCATGTATTTGTGAACATACAAGTCAGTTCCACCCACAGTCAATTGCTCCGATACAACTCGGTCGATGAATCGGTAATCGTTCTGTTTCGTAGGTCTATAGAGTGATAGTCTTGGCATATATGTATTTATCGATATCTAAAGCAATTGAAAACGGTAAAATAAGGCTTGACAACGGGGTTTTTTGGGTATATAATGTACTCATAATCTGAATATCGGACCCAAAATGAATCGACAATATCAAATACTTGACCCCAAAGGAAACGTGCTTTTGCAGGGCGTCCGAGAAGATGTAGTCGCCTACCTTAGCCAGGTATTGTTGATGTGTCTGAACTTCAATCTCACTGTCCGGGACTTACCCGACGTAAGTGATTGATTTATAACGGCTTTTTTCTCAAGCAAACTACTTGACAACGGTTTGGACATCGTGTATACTATATAAGTACAGTCAAAATCAACGGAGATTTAAATGGCTAAAATGACCCGAATCGCAAAGAAAAAGACTTTGGCTAGTGCTAAAGCCGCATCCACTTTGACCCTAGTCAAAGACCTGCGTCCCCGCGCCCCTGACGCGCAATATCTCAGGACTGAGCCCAACTATGCTGAAAGCCAGAATCAGACCTCGCTTATTAATGCACTGAACTGGTATTCACATTTCTATGACCCCAAAGATGCAAAAGACTTCATTGTTGCCTACGTAGAAAAGAATCGTAAGCCCGATGTTCTGAAACTGGTCAAGAAGGCTCCCGAAAATCAAGTAATCACTACGCTAGGTTGGTTGGCTCGTATGAGTCTGCGTGGCTTCAAACTGGATGAACTGCAACAAGCCAAACTAGACGAACAGATTGACCGTATGGTCGCATACGTCAAAGCAGAAGACAAAGCCGCAAAAGCATCCGACGAAAAAGCAACGTCACCCCGTAAGAATATTCAAGAGGTGATGCGTGAACGCGCCAGTGAAGCCGCCGCCGAACTCGACGGCTTGTTCGATGAATTTCACGACAAAAACTATCCGAAAGATTTCGAAACTAAGAGCAAGGTCATTGCACAGTTCCAAGAGCGCAATGTTCTGCCACAGCATATCGCCCCGGTCATCAAGCACTGGGAAAAAACTCTTGCAGAATTCAAGGAAGTGCAAGCAGGCAAGAATGACCAACTGAATGAAGCATATGGTTACATGACCAAGATGCAAGTCAAGAATGCAATCAAATTCATTGAATCTGTAATTGCAGACTTGAATGGTTACATTTCTGTCAAGCAAGTTGCTAAGAAGCCACGCAAGCGCAAGCCGGTACCGGTTGAGAAAGTTGTTGCTAAACTCAAGTACTGCCGAGCATTCAAAGACCCTGCGCAAAAACTTGACCTCGTCAGTCTCCCGCCGACTAAACTGCACAATGCAACGGAAGCGTGGGTCTACGACACCAAGAAGCGCAAGATGCATCACTTTGTTGCAGACGATTACAGTAAGTGCCTGATTGTCAAGGGCAACACTGTTGTCGGCTTCGATAAAAAGCAAAGTGGCATGAAAACTCTCCGCAAGCCCGCGGAGCAGATTAAAGCACTGACTGGTAGCAAGCCGGCTGCCCGAAAGTACTTCAAGGATATCAAAGCAGTCGAGGCAGTGCCGAACGGTCGCTTCAATGCTGACATGGTAATCTTGAAAGCATTCTAATAACAATAAAGGAAAAGTATGTCTAATAGAATTGATTTAAATAAGTACCAAGAATTCGTAGAGGCTGTCACTAGCAAGCCAACAAATGATACTGATGCGTTCATTGAGCGTGTGCAGGAGTTGCAGAAAGAACCTAATATCAATCCTGCACTATTGCTAAACTCTGGCAT